AACATCATGTGCTTACCTCATCCTCGGTGGTATGTAGGCAGTGCCGCCCCCCGTTGTGCGGCCACTGCGCTCACGGCCAGTGCGACCCTTAGCCCGTCCACGGGCCCCCGTGTCTGTTCCGTTAAACAGTTCACCCGCAATCGTGAGGGCTTCACGGAACTCCACACCCTCGTGGTGCATGATGACTGTGTAAACGTCACCTTTGAACTCGCAAGCCATGCAACGCACTACACCTAAGTCATAGTTGACTCGGCACGACGCACGTGTCTCGTCGTGCACTTGACACTTGACTGACGACCACCCACCCCGCTCACCTGGCGGGCTCCAGCCGTAGTGATCGAGTACGTCGTACAGTGACGGGCGACCATCATCGGGTGTGGTCATGAATCCACCACCCCAACTCTTGAACCACGTATCCACGATCAACCCCATGAGATCGACGCTTCACTACGACCAGGGGCCGTGCTTCTTCCAGCCTGTTTAAACTGGCGTAGTGCCTGGCTTCAACTTCGGCCTGCTTGAGGAACCCAGGTAGGTCTATCGCCTTCGTTGCCTTCGCTTCAATAACGTAATGCACTCCGTTGATCTCTACACTCAGGTCACCGATGTCTTGAGCACCGTTCATCGGGTTTCGTCTGACTGCAATGGAATGGTCAAGGAAGTGTTCACGCAGTGCGATCTCCCAGGCCGAGCCTTTACGCTTCGATGGGTTACTCATAGGGCACCTCATCAAGGTCAACCAGTTGCATGTTGGCTGGGTCGTAACGCAGCCACACGGGGTCAGTGCCACCGGGTGATGCTTTGCCGTACCTGTTCTTTACCGCTGCCACTCCCATGAATCCCGGCTCCGCCGTGGATGTCAACGTCAACACCAGCGCAGGAACTTGCGAGATCTTTCCGTGCAGTGATGACTGCGGGGGAGCGGGGTTACCTTCGCCCTCACGGGTGTGATGCAGCACAACGAATGCTGCCGCTGTATCGCGGGCGAACCAACGCAGTTCACGCATGAGTGTTCGTAGAGAGCCGAACTCGTCACCTGAGTCGAACGCAACGTCTCCCGCATTGTCGATGATTACGAGGTGAGGATCTTCGCCCTGTGCTTCACGGAACGCCTCGATGGTTAGTTCAATGTGTTCCAGCGACGGGTTGGACCGTGTATCCCACACGATGTGAGACGCTTGCGCCAGGACTTCTGATGCCCATGCGCGATCCTGAGTCATTGCCTGTTCGGCTTCGGCTTGATCAATATCAAGCAGCATGGCCAGCAGCCTCACACGTTGAGTGTTCTCCGTGGAGTCTGCACTCATGTACAGGGTGGGTGCACCTGAACGCACTGCAAGTGCGAGTGCAATCGTTGACTTACCCGCACCGGGTGGGCCTGCAATCAGCGTGATCTCGCCGGATCGTAGACCCACCCCACGGGCGGCAAGTGCGGGAAACATGTTGGGTACGGTCACAACTTCCCGGTCAGGGACCAGGACAGTTTGGTGAAACCTCCGCATTGCTCACCTCCTCGGTGTGTTTAAACGCAGGACGGGTCAGGCTGATATCTTTTTGGCGCACTGTTGCTCGCGGGGGCGAGCACACACACTGAATCCCCGGTAAGGCTTACCGGCCTTGGAGATTCCGGGCGGGATGAACTTCATCGGCTCACCGTGCTCACACAAAGGGCCCGCTGCGTCGTTAGTGGGGGCGGGAGCATGGTCGGGTAGTGCTTGCACTGTTGCCGTGGCCTGCTGTGTGGGAGGTGCGAGAGCACCAGCCTTGGCTACGTTCCCTGCGCCCACGATCAGCGATTCAACTGCGACGATCTTCGGGATTAGGGCTTCAAAGGCATCCAGCATCTCGCTTAGTTCTTCTGCATTGGTGGCATACACGTTGAGCAGGCCGCCGCTGGGAGTCTTGTAGTTCACTTGGTACGCCGTTGATTCTGGTGCACTCATGATTGTTCCTTTCCTAGGTGTCAGTTACTTATTTAAAAGAACGTGTGGGGGGAGTTCCCCCAACTGCTTCGCAGTACGGTGCGACGGAGCAGGACGGGCACAGTGGCCCCACATGGGGCACGAACAGCCCCGCTTCCACGATGGCTTTGGCACGGTCGTACCAGCGACCCAGCATCTCTTCTGTGTAGTGGGTCAGCGAGTGGATGCTCGGCTCGTAGTCGGCCTTACCGCTGCGGGTCATGAAGTAGGTTCCCAGGAATGAGTCGGTCCCGGTGGTCTTCAAGTAGCCCTGCCGGTAAACACCCAGTTGCACGGTCGATTGTGGCTGACGTGCACCGGTCTTAAGATCTAGGATCAGGGTCTCGCCGGTATCAGTTACAAACACGCGGTCAATAAATCCACGCACTGACGTGTCACCGAAGGTGACCTCGAAGGAAGCCTCAACTTCCATCAACGTCCACCCTCGCGCCTGTTTATCCTTTAACCATTCGCGCCAGCCCTTGACTTGCTCTAGGCCAGCCTTACTCCACCATTCCTGGTCTTCCTTGTTGGGGTTTGCTTTCGTGGCACGACCCGCTGCACGCACCTTGCTTGCGTCAGCGACCCGCTCCATCTGCTTCGCCCAGGCAATCTCCCAGGCTTTCGCGGGATCTTCCTGCTCATTCTTATCGAGCAATTCCGTGGCCTCATGCACTGCACTCCCACCGAATAGGTACCACGCATCCGACTGTGGTGCACCGAGAACCTTGGTTAGCCGGTACTTCTCACCGCACGTGAGCAAGGTGTCTAGGCTTGAGTACGACAGGCTCTGTGAGCCTGTGAGATCTTTGAGGCTAGTCATGCTGTCGCTTTCGACATGATCCAGACATCGGTTGTGGTTCCGTCTTCCTCAACTTCGACAACGTAATCCCAGTCGCCCGCCAGTTGCTCTAGCACTTCCTCGGGGACTGCCGCTTCCCACTCTTCCTCAGTCCAGCCTTCGCCTGCCGTGATGATGATCAGGTCTGCCGTCTCTACCACATGTACCTTGGCCGATGTCTGCATTTGAGTAACGTACCCCATGATATCCCCACATCCCGCGCACTTTGCGCTACGTTTCAAACTATTTTAAAACAATCTAGCGCGATTATCTCAAGTTTTCTCAAGAAAGAGTGAAACACTCAGGCTAGCCGCCGACGATATGGCTTGGTGTCTGTTACAATATGTCTTAAGAGCACTTGACTTTCGTGGTAGTTGACCTTGGTGGGGTTAAGCCCCGGCCTTAGCCGGGGCCTAGCGAGTGGTACTTAAGTAGAGATCCTAGGGAAGGCCCTTAAGGGCCTTCCCATCTAGGCTTAACTTTTTTATAGACCTTTCCCTCAGAGTCAACCGCGATAGAAAGAGCCCCCGACCTCAAGGTCGGGGGCTCTAGTCTTTACTTGGTTTAAACAGTTATTTCTGAGGGTTTACGTGCACACGTTCTTTCCTGATCGGAAGTTCAGGGTCGTCTTCTGGACGACGCATCACGTAGAAGATAGATGGGTTCTGGTCTGGGTCGAATGCGACCACAGCCTTGTTCTCCTCCATCTTAAGCAACCAACTCTGAAGCCGGTGTGCTTCCTCAACCGTGAGGGATAAGCCTCGCCTCTGGCGGGCGAGTAGGCGAAGCATCCTGACCGGGTATGACTTGAGGTCTTTCCCGCTGAGGCTCCAAGGAATCTCATCCTGGTACCGCTCTTTAGGATCGACCAGTCCGGCTCGGTGTAGTGCTACCGACACCGCTGATCGGGTGACCTGATACCCAGTCGTGTCTGTGATACGGGTTGCTATCTCCTGATGGGTGAGCCCTTGTTTGCTTAGTGCCAGTAGTTCATCACTGTTTGGTAGTATTTGTGGACGAGACATCTGATTTCCCTTCCTGTCGTCCCCCTCGATTAACGCAACGAATGTAACCCATTGGGGGAAGGAAGTCCAATTACAAAGTAAGGATTATTAGGTGGTCTCGTTACATTAAAATAGTGCCCGTGGTTTCCCACGTCAGTGTCCGGAGGGGGATTTGAACCCTACCCCCAGTATCCGGGGTTTTGGTGTGTGTTACCACGTCACATGTGATACGGTTACAAACAACACAGACCACCTCCCGAGATGAAGGGCTTATACCATGAAGACAAAAAGGCTCAGTGAGGCTACCGAAGAATACTTAAACCACCTCATTGCCAGAAACCTCGCCAACTCCACGATAAAAAACAACCGTCAGGTGCTCAACCAGGCTTTGAGGACCTGGGGAGATGTCTATGTCGGCACCATCGACGACACTTACGTGGACCGGCTGTTCGCTACGGCAGCCTGGGCTGCCCGCACCAGGAACCTGTACCTCCAAAACATCCGGTCGTTCTTTAAGTGGTGTCGGCTCCGCAAGTTTATGGCGAAAGACTACGACCCGACAGAGATGTGGAATAACCAGAAGGCGTCCACGAACGTGGACAAACTGAGGCTCCCAGTGGAGCGTTTCGCGGAACTGTTGGACGCTGCCCCGCACCCCCGTGACCGAGCAATCTGTGCGCTAGGCCTGTTCACCTTTTGTCGTGGATCAGAGATAGCCACGATGCGAATAGGGGATCTTGACTTCTCTCGTGGTGAGTTGAAGATTACCCGACACAAGACTCATGACGAGGATGTGCTTCCGGTGTCCAGTGAGTTGGCCACGGAGATGGCCAGGTGGTTGAACTTTTACCGGGACAACCAGGGAGTCCTGCTTCCTGAGTGGTACCTCGCACCAGCGAAGAACCCTGACCTGTGGGTGCAAGGCCCTGACGGGCGTCTGGTCCAGTCAAAAGTGATGTCAGCACTCAGGCCATACACGATGGAATCTAAGCCCTACAGGGCCGTGCAGAGGGCCCTTAAGGGAATAGGCGTGTCTTTCTCTGGGGAAGGTGCCCATACTTTGCGAAGGTCAGGGGCCAGGGCACTGGCCGACAGCCTGCGAGATCAGGGCTATGACTCAGCCCTGCTGCGAGTGGCTTCTATGTGTGGCCATAAGTCCACGAAGGTCACGGAGCATTACATCGGGTGGGGCTTGGAGCGCACTCAACGGAATGAGATGATCGCAGGCAAGCCACTGTTCCCAGGTATGGTCAGTGGCGGTGGACTGCGAGTGGTGGGAGGTAGTCATGAAGGTAGTCATGCTCGTGTGCGATAAGTGTTCGGACACGTCTGCTGGCACGTACGCGATCACTTATGGTGAGGACACGTGGGAGGTGGATCTGTGTTCAGGATGCTCCAGCGTTCTGTATCCGAGCAAGGTTAAGGGCCCAGCGAATAGGGGAAGACCTTCTAAGAGGGCACGATTCACGATCGTTGACCTTCCAGACGACCCAGACATATCCTTAACGGGGCCGTAAGGGCCCCCTAACGAACGAAGAAGCCCTCCCTTGGTTAGGGGAGGGCTTCTTGTTTTAGTCCGTTAACGTGGCTTACAGGGTCATGAACTGACTAGGCGTAGTAGAACAGTAGCAACGCCACCAGCGTTATTTTCCCCACGGAACGGGGGAGTCAGTCGTGTAAACGACACCCGCTCAATGTAAGCAGTCTCCTGCTCACCAGTCGTGTAGTCAGTATAAGTAGCAGTAGCCACCCCAGACTCCAGTGCTTCCAAGGCAGCAAGTCTCTCCCAGGAATAACCACTCCTACCTGTGACCTGGCCCTGGCGGTCCTGCTCCCAGTCCCAGCACGCAATCGGCACAGAGAGAAGACGGGACCTGTCAGGGGCGGGAATCGCTGACACCTGATACCCGGTAGAGATAGGTGACGTTAACCTCAAGCCCGAACCAGACAGGTTCGGCTGCATCTCGATACGGACATTCAAGTCCGGTCCCAGAGTTGGAGACACAATGGTCCCCTGCTCTGACCGTGTATCCACCGGGTCCGACGGACCCATCGAAACAGCCAACGACCAGGGACCATCCTCATCATCAGACGTGTAAACACGGATCTCCATACTGTCCACATACTTAGGTGAAGGCTCCCTCATGATTGTGAGTTCGCGCCAAGCCTTCGGCTGCAATGTGCCCATCCGAATGCGGCCCGTCTCCAGCCAACCCTCGGTCACAAACTCCTCGGCCTCCGCTAGTAGGCCGACACCTTCGACAGTAAAAAACAGTTTCCCTGAAAGTGACGTGACGGACACGCACTCTCCTGAAGATTCCCCGATGGAGCCGTCCAAGTCGGAAGCGACTGCAAACCTCAAGTCACCGTCCAGAGGCGTACCCAAGTCGATTCTCCACAGGCTTTCTCGTTCGTTGTTGCCGACCGCGCACCACACGTACCGACCGATAGCAACAAAGTCCATGCCACCTAAATCCAACGTGCCGTTAGTCTCAATCAGGAGGGGGCCAAGGACGAGGCCCCCATCGGTACGAGTCTGTGCAACCCGCACGCCCTTAGATGTACCGACGATCAGGTACGTACCCAGGTAGGAGTAGATCGTGTTGACGATCTCGCCCCGTGGCAACTCTGCCACGTTTATCGGAACCCCCAAGTCCAAGGCTCCACTATTCTCTGTCGCCGTGATGAGCATGATGGCCGACTGAGATCCCGACGCACCGGACACGTAGATGCCGGATGGGCCCTCGGCGGCATCAGACCAGCGCCAGTCCGGGTCCGGGTGAGAGTAGTAGGCCGTAGGCAGGGATGCCGGAGCGGCCACCGGGGACAGGTCCGTTACCTCGATAAGGCTGTTTAAATCAGCGACCAGGATTCGCTGCTTTACCCACCTGGCGAAGTTGATGAGCGTTCCACCGTTGTACACCGGGTCCAAGGTAAGTGGCCCAGTAGCCAACTCGGCCAACTCGGTCGCCGTTGCAACCCAGGCCGTTGAGCCCGTCGATGTTAGAGACTTAATCTCCCCAGTGGTTCCGTTGGTCACCGACTCTTCACCAACACCCGGAGTGAAAAGCGAGAAGGTGCTGGACCGGAAGTAGGCGATGGAGTCATCTAGTCCAAGACATCCCTGTGTGGCTATGGAAGTGTTTGAGATGGCCGTCTCCGTATCTCGGAGAAGGGTGAGGCTTCCGGCTGTCCAGGGATCGAGACCTCTTGAACGAGCGAATCGAAAGCGAGCCTCGTCGGGCGACACACCCAGGGGTTCGGCGGATTCCAGTCCTGCACCGAAATGGAAGGATGCCTGCGACCTTAGCCAATACCCAGAGTCCAAGGACTGCTCCCCAGTCTCACGTTCCTGGTCGATGCGCTGACGACGAAACTCTGCCGTCTCACGACGGTAGGGTGATTGCTGGTTAGTGGCAAAAAGGAATGGCAGTCCACCTATTTCAACGTCCCACTTCATGCTTGTTGCCTCCAAGTTCTTTAATCATGTCTTTCAGTAGTGACAACTCAGAGTGCAGACGACTATTTTCCACACGTAGTAATTCAGCCTCAACTGTTAAGTCAGCGACCTCCTGACGCAACTGCTCCAACACTTTCAACATGGCATCTACTGCAAAGTTTGCCCCTGAAGCAATGTGTGATTCAGTCTCGGCGGCGTGCTTCTTCCGGTAGAGACGCCACGTGACAGTGGCCAGTATCGGGGCAACCAGTAAGCCCAGAAACGCAGCGATCACTTCACTTGAAGTAACACCCATGAAACCCCCTCATCTTGTGACATCTACCCACCCAAACTGTCAGACAAAGAGATTTCCCCAAAGAGTCACTTCCGCATCTCTGCTTCTTGGCCAAACGACGGACCAGGGGTTCCCACTCGATCAGCGGTCATGGACGTGAGGAGAGACAAGACCGCCGCTGTAGCAGATACCCCAGCCACATATGGCCAGTCAATGTCGATCACGGAAACGGCTACGTCAACAGCGATCAATGCAGCAGCGGTTTGAGCGAAGGTCCGGATGGCCCGCTCCAAGGCGGCCATCCAGAAAGGCTTAGAGAACATGTGTCACTCCGAATCTATTTGTGTGATGTTACAAACTATGGCTTGTCGGCACCGAAGATGCGCCGCCATGCAGCCCTCGACGGGGCACCCTGCCCCGCAGGCCATCCCTGAGCGACCCTGAATGCCTTCACGGAAGACGTTGGATACGTCTGCTTTCCGTTCTTGGCGGCAGGCTTGTTCTTGTAGCCGAGGTCGTATAGTCGGCAGGCAAGCCGCCAGGCGGCCTTGTTCGCTGTGCCCTGATCTTGGGCAGCCTTAGCGGTTGAGCGGAACGGGATCGTTCCATCCCAAGTGCCGGAATCTTCATGCCGATATCGGTCAGCCAGAGCCCGCCAGTAGGGGGCGTTGTAAGGCTGAGCGATGTTTGATCCAGGGAACTCACGCCATTGACCATCATGGGTGTCGTTCTTGCGACCAAGGTTCTTTCCAGGTTTCGATGCACCCGTGTGACACAAGTCTGTCCAGCACTTGTGTGTTCCGATGGAACGCTCATCAGTCCAGCCGAAGAAGTCGTACAGTGCTGCTGAGATCTTCCCCGAGTTAGCGACCTGATAGTCAGTCAGTGTGTTCTTCCCGTACGCACCGGGATCATCTATCTCTACACCGAAAAGCATGTCCGGTCTGTTACCGGCAGGGATGCCAGCGAAATCCCAAGGCCCACCCTGACCGCAATGATAGGCGGGGCCAGAGGCCAGAAGGTACGTGTGGCCAGGAGTCTTTCCGACCAACATGTTTGCCACTGGCTTGTCGTAGGCGTTTAAACACCACGACAGTGTGGGTGCCGGGTTAGTAACCGATGCTGAAGCAGTGGCCGTGTGGTGCAGCAGGACGCCACGACACCTGTTATTCCACCAGCCATAGTTATCCCAGCCATTGACTGTCTTAACGTCAACACCGTGATCCTTAAACGCTGCCAGCAGCGCGAGTCCATTACTCATGCACCAGGCTCCTCATTCTTGTCACGAACAATCCCAGCAAGGTCAGGGTCATCGTCGTTCACTACCTGAACGCGGGCCGTCCAGGCGAGCGCCTGCCGAGTGAACTCCTCGATCTCTTCCAGGGGAGCATCAGCCGCGTCGCGGTCTGGTGCATGTTTCTTACGTTTAAACATCTATAGTTGCTCCTGTAATAGAACCCCCCCCGGTGTTGTCGGGGATTGGCGCTTACTTATTGGTTTCGGACAACTAGCCGCCGACGATGGCGTCAGCCTCTAGTGTCTAGGTACTCCTGCTTATAGTCGGTCGTACGTCATGCATTCCGGCTAGGCCGTAGACGTGATCGTTCTCGAAGTGTGGGTCTTTGACGTTATCCAGGTCGTGCAAGAACGGATCCCATCCACAAAAACGATAGATGGCGTCCAACACGTCGCGTGTGCTATCTACAAGGTCGGCGTATTCAATAAACAGAAACTCGCCCGAACCTGACTCTTTGGCGCTCTCGACACCGGCAAGTGACCGCATGATTGGCTCGCTTCCCTCATCCAGCAGGCCCGCCTCAAGATCGCCCGTCCATCCGTTACGTTGTCGCAACCGAACGAATGACGCGACCACCTCGTCTATCGGCCTCGTCAGGACGACGACGCGGGGGTCGGGCGAGATGTGGCGTCGTATCATGTCCATGTTCTCGGGGAGCGTCCACGAACGGCATTTGTCAACGATGTGACTAGCGTTTACGTTGCGGTAGTACACCGAGGGGACGGAAGCGACGAGCGCGTCTGCTGTGTCGCTTCTTCCCGTGGCCGACAATTGTTCGAAAGCGGCGTTTCGGCATGACTCCTGCAAGTCCCACATAATTTGACATACAGCACTGTTGCCTTCCGTGTGGATGTCTGGGTTCTGATGCAGTATGGCTGAGAGCAGCGTGGAGCCGGTACGGGGCAACCCTGACATGAAGCAGTACGTCTGCATCACTCACCGATCTGGGGGATTGGTATCCAATCTCCCAGACTCTCGTCCCATGTGTAGCCCGTGTCGTCTTGCGGATACGGGCTAGGCGCATACCACCGCCAGTCGTCTTCATTCCAAAGCCACGAATCGAACGGCTTCGGCATACGAAAACGTCCACCGATTTGATCCCCGAGGATGTAGGCAGGGCCAGTCTCGTCTGTTGTCAGGATTATGTCAGCAGCCGAAGGAATGAGAAGACGCAAACCATCGTGAGAATCTGGGGCATCCGTCACGACGATATTCTCGACAACTCCATCAATGTCCACTACTGCATATATGCACTAGTCATCACGCCCACCTTAGGATTAGTACTCGGCCTGCTCCGCCTGCTCCACCGGCGCTACCAGGAATAGCGCCACCGGGTGAACCCGCTACACCACCACCACCGCCACCGCCGCCACCACCGCCGCTGCCGGAGGTGTTACCGCCTCCGCCACCGCCAAAGATGCCGCCACCGCCGGAACCTCCGTAATCGCCACTGCCGCCCGTGGATGCGGCGAAGGCCGCGATGCTGAAACCGCTGCCTGCCCCACCTGCTCCACCTCCATAATAGCCAGCCGCACCAGCGGCACCGTTGCCGCCGCTGTTACCACCGGTGCCACCGTAGCGTCCGGAGGAGGTGCTACCACCAGCGCCGCCGCCGCCTCCACTTCCTCCGGCACCGCCGGTGGCACCGCCACCGTATGCCCCACCGCCACCACCGAGCCCGCCCGTGGCCGTCACAGCGCCGAAAGATGTAGTGCCACCCGTCCCGCCTGAAGCGGCACCTGCGCCGATGGTCACAGAGACCCCAGAGCCTGTCAGTTGCAAACTAAAGATCGTCGCGTATCCAGAGCCACCACCACCACCGCCACCTCTGTTGGGACCACTGCCGGCGGCATTGCCGCCACCGCCGCCACCGCCGATGACGCACACGACTGCGACACCTGCCGAGGCGGGAGTGTAGGTTCCCGTCGCGGTTACTGTGTCTAGGGTTCCTGCTGTGCCGGAACCCGCCAGGACGCCGGACAACTGCACCCCAATACGGACGTTTGTCCCCGTGCTGACTCGGTAGGTAACCCGCGCACACGGCGCTGACAACGACACGGTTCCCGTCCCGGTCAATGTTTCCCCGCTGGCAAGAAGCGAACCATCAGATGCCCAGAAGTCTACAATCGCGACTGTCGTGCTAGGACAAGAGATGGTGTAGACGCCCGCCACCAACTCAAGGGTTTCCTCGTAGATGTCTGTGTCTGCGGCGTCGATGAAGTACGCCACCGAAGACCCGCCGGAAGACCCGCCGGAAGCCTTGGCGGGGATCTGTTGCACGCTCATGCCGTGATCTCCGATCCAAACGCATTGAAGGAAATATCAGCCGATGATGCATACACTGTGATGATGTCCGTGTCTCCCATCGTGATACCGATAGTCCACGGGATCGTCGCACTTGCATCTAGGGCAACGTCATAGGCGATGTAATGCTCATCCGCCAACGTGGCTCCATCCGGACGAACCGCAATGCGGAAGGTGCCTGCATCCGCGCCACGGTTGCACACACTGATCGTGGAGATCACCGCCTCCGTCGCAGCCGGAACGGTGTACAGCGTTGTCGCTGTTGTCGCCGCCGGAGCCGTTTGGCCCAGCACCTTGTAACTCGTTGCCATCTCAGGCTCCCATCAATAAGAATGGATTGATCGTAGAATTAGCAGCCTCATTCGCTTCCCGGAAATCACGCGCAGAGACGCCGTGCACAGCGAGAGTCCCAGCCGCATGTGTCTTAGCGGTCGTGCCGTCCACGCCACGTGTAATCGTGTAAACGAATCCAGACTTCTCCGTCACGTCTACCACTTCTTCATTTACCGAGTCCGGTGCCAGAATTAGAGTGAACGGAACTAACGGAAAGTTTGTGTCCTCGTGAGTCAGCGTGACAGTCGTGTCACCTGGCGAGATGCCGGACGACATTGTGGTGTTTGGGGAAACCGACGAATAGTTTCGTAAAGCCATGCTTGCCTACCTCGTGTAGTGGGATCGAATTGGGTACGCGGTCTGCAATGCAGACAGTTCTTCTTGTAAACGCAACTGGTACGCCTGCACGAGGAAGCGACCCAAAGACGTAGGTGAGGTGGCCCGGCCCAGACCGGCTGAGTAATTCGACTCGGCGTAGTTACCGGGAGCGTGCCCGACCTCCAGCCAAGGGACCAGCCGGTAAGCCGCCCCCAGGCGGATAAGATCCTGGGCAGATTCCCGAAGGCCGCTATCCGTGAACAGGTCACCAGATGTCAGAGGGGTTGGCTGGTGAGAGTAAGTCACCAGCACGTCTCGGCCAGGAGTAATCGAGTCGTAGATAGACACAGTTGACCCTGTGGGGAACGCCGTTGCGTCAGCGCTGGCGTCCATTCTCCAGCGTCGAACGGGTAACCATTCCGCCGACGGACCCGTAGTATCGGCCATGACCGATATAACCTTCTCCGCACCAGCGGGAAGGGGGTAGGTAGCAACAGCGGCACGGTAGGGAAAAGTAACCGAGGCTACGCCATAGACCATCGGCCAGACTCCAGTGATGGATTCATTGATTGCTGTCTCCACGCTGAAGCGTGGAATGGCGGGGGATATGGTCACCCTGGAGTCCAGGGAATGACTGGATGCGGTTGACCCGCGATACCCTCGGCCAAACGGAGAGAACGTCACCGTATTGGAAGATGCGTCCACGGAAGCAACGTGAATGAGTTCAGCACCCACCTCGATCACCGCGCCAGCAGACACGTTTGACGTGTCAAACACTGTCACTGACGTATCACTTACGGTTAGCGGCTCGGTGATGTGAGTCACTTGCTCTTGACGATTTGTGTACCCACCGACCATAAGGCAAGTGGATTCCACGAACGAATCCCAGGTGACGCTCATGCGGCACCACCCGCAACGAAACGTCCAGCGTTCTTAGTTCGGATCAGGCGTGCGGGCGGATCGACGTTAGCGTTGTAGGGGCGACCCAAGTTCTCTGTAGCCATCTTGGCTGCATTGATCTTTTCCATTGTCGTGCCTTCGGGTTGAATCCCTTCGGCCCTTACCTGCCGGTAGGTACTCAGTTCCCTGTCAGTCTTGTCGTACGTGGATCGCAGCGGGGAGCCCATGCGGGCTCCCACTGAAAGGTTGGCACTGCGAGCACACTCAGCCCACGTAGCGTGGGCACCAGGCGTAGTACATCCAGATCGACAGTTCACGTTAAGCCTCCTCAATGAGATCGCCAAAGCCAGCGGAGATAATTAACGCTCGGTCAGCGGGAGTTATTTGATGTTGGTATCCACCCAGGTAGAAGGCGTCACATTCCTTGAGTTCTGTGTGGGATGGGTATTCGACGAGGCGACCAGCGCCACCTTCGATGAGTAGGGAGACCCCTTTTGTGATAGAAAATCTTTCAAAGAACGGATCGTCTGTGTAAACAGCGTCCACTGTTGGCAGTCGCAACCTCAACACCGGCAAGACGAGTACGGTGAGATGGGAAACGGATGCCATGGGGTCGGCAGTTGCCGTAAAGACCAATCCACCCGTACCGACGAGCGTGGCACTACCGGACATGTCCTCCGCCGCTGCTGGGTAGGAGATACCCCCGGCTGCAACGACCGTTCCATCCATGTCTACATAAGAAGACGCAAAGAAAGTTTGCGTCCCGACAAAGTTGGACGTTGCCGAAGCGGATAGGCCACTCGTTGAAGTTGTCACCTTTGTGCCAGACCCGGAAATAAACGCTTTAGCGGCTAGTTGGCTTCTAGCGAGCCCGTCGATTGTCACGCCTGATATTTCAAGCGTCCCGCTGGCGGTCAGGTGTGCCATTCCTCCACGAACAAAGTGCCCGCTACCAGTAGCAGTAGCGGCTGACGTGAACGTGGCTGCGCCATCTACGCGCACTGGACCGCCGAGCAGGATGATGGTCCTACTCGGGAAGGTACTCATCAGCCCAGGGTCAGGGTAATAGCGCTAGGAGCGAATTGAAGTGTGTCACCAGAGGTGAGCGCTTTCGATGCGGTAAGTGGTCCGTACGCTAGACGGACGTTAGCGTTGTCGTAGAACTCGATACCGACAACGGTTGTCGTGGGCATGTTCCCGAACGTCACGGTTGTGTTATTGCCAATGGAGCCACCCGAGGCAGCGTTGAATGTGATTGTCTGACGGGAGTACCCGCCACCGATCACCTCAGTGCCCTCAGTCGCGTCGTTTCCGTTTGAGGTGACTAGGGCTAACTTGATTGGGGTGGTGGGGTTGAAGGCTGCTGTGCCAACAAGAGTGTCTAGGAGTGCGTTCTCAGCGAGGTTGGTTAAGTTGTCGGCCACAAGGCCCTCCAAAAACTAGAAGAAGAATGAGAGAGCGCGGAAGGGGCCCCTTTGTGAGGAGCCCCTTCCACTTCTGCATCGCCTCAGATCAGGCGATACTCGAAGACGAACGGATCTGGTAAAGCGCGTCGTCTCGGTAGACCGAGTGGCCGAGAAGTCCGTACCACCCGATGCTGCGGTAGCGCATCAGGGAATCGACCACGGGCCCAATCACCACTCCGGGCTCAACAGCCACGGCTTCCGCCAAGGCTTGCTTGCCCACAATGAAGGTCGTGTAAACCTTGCCCGCACCGGCACCGTCAGGGGTGACAGGCACGCGGGGAGTCTCGATGAAAACGGCACCGTGCAAGACGCCAACGATTCCGTTAAGCGGCTTGTCAACGTTGCGCTCGGTGTACTTGTTGAGGTCATCGAATGAGCCTCCACCAGTTTCGGCACGAAGGTCATGAGCCACCTCGGGGTGGATCATGGCCGTGTACAGCGAGCCCTCACGGGGCACGGCATTGTTGGTTCGCAACTTTGCCACCACTTTGCGAACATCAGCAGCGGTAATCACGTCCTCGGCAGCAACTTCCCCGTTTGCCGTGGGAAGTGTTGCACCGCCACTGCCGTACAGGAGTTGAGTGCCACCCAGGAGTGTGTTACCAACTACCACATCAAGGCTGTCTGCCATGTTGTAGGCGATGATGTCGGCCACTGCTGGATCGACATCCGCGAATGCGAACTCGTTCAACTTGCGGGTCCGAAGCACGGAGCGCCCACGCTCGTTGAGCGTCACCGAAACGGTAGACACGTCGGGCATAGCCGTCGCATCCGGGTCAACGTTCTCATCCAGCGTTGCCGTCGTGGGTGCTAGATCGTTGTACAGGCTAAACACCACGGACGAGCCGGGCATTGCCTGCTGCACCGGGCGCTTGTCAGCAAGCGAACGGAGCAAGGGTTGGCTGCGGAGTTCAAACTCCACGTAGCGGTCATAGGCTGCCTTTACAAGGCCAGCCAATGCAGTTGTGTCCGTGTTCGCCACGGAACATCACCTCCAAGGTGAGTTAAATGAATGGACTAGAAAGCGGCGGGGCCGCCCTCAGAACCGAAGAGAACTTTGTTGAGTTCCTCCGGGCTGCGGGCACTCTGAATGAGTGCCGCTAGTTGGCCTGGGTCGCCGTTGAACTGGCTGCCAGACTGTTGCACCTGCCCGTTTTGTGAATACCCACTCGTGTCTATTTGTGGAGCGGAAGTTTCGGCTTCATCAGTGTCGCCTTCCACCTGTGTCGCTCCACCGAACACATCTGCGTACTCGTTGATCCACGCTGCTACGTCCTCATCGGAGGTAACGTCTTCGGGAACGAAACGGGCAATCTTCGGGTTGAGACCCTTCGCGGTGAGCACGTCTCGGACGCTGCGTTCACGAGTCTGTGTGTTAATTGCAGACAACTGCTCTTGCAGTTCTTTAATCTGCTTCTCCTTCGATCTGTTCTCCTTGCGGAGTTGACGAAGGACTGTAGACCCATCATCGTCGTAATCGTATTCGTCGTTGTCGTACTCGTTGCCAGACATGGCACTCCCTTTTTGTGTGTTTAAACGCGACCCTCAACATTCCCGCAGGGGAGCGGGGGTTGGCTGTCACTACCGGTCTTCTGACTCAGGCAGGGCCGGTCGATCTACCTGGAGTGGGGTGTGAGGCATGACCCTCGCGCCGTCATCAGCGGGCACCCCGAGAGTCGGAAGACTCTCAATTCATAGCCCTCCTAGTAGGAGGTGTTACCGCCGAGAGTTCCCTGGAAGGCACCCGACTGGCCAGAGAATCTGGCCCGTTCCTGGGATTGAAGTTTGCGAACCTTGTCACGGTTCTCCTTGTTGTAGCCGAACTCGCCCTCCACGACATCCTCATCAGTGAGGTCGTCGATTCCTTCCAGGGCAGAAAGCCGCCTAGTGGAATCAGCGAGGGCACCAGCCCTCTGGAAGGCAGGCCGGAGAGCCTGCTCATTGCCGCCAGTCATCTGCCCAATCTGCTCACTGAGAGAGCGGCCAATCGTCAACCCTGACTGCTCGGCCGTGCGGGCAGTAATACCGGCAGACACCCTCTTCTCGATGTCGCCAATGGCCGTGTCAGCGTCCAACACGTACCCGTACAGGTCACCGATACTGGCCCCGTACAGGCGCTGCATTGACTCCACGACCAGTGGGTCTGCGTTGTCCACGACGCGCTGCCCCTGCTCCAAGCGAGCATCCACCTCAGCAGCAGATACGTCTTGGGAGATCAACCCAGCCAGGTAGTCCCTGGACTGAAAGCCTGCACTCATGCCACGTATCCGCATACGTGTAGCAATCGCGTCCTCAGTGGCCAAGTACTCCGCCTCGGAAAGCATGTTCAAACCGTTCTTAGTCCGTGCCAGGTTCCCCTTGAAGCGTTCCTGATAGATCTTGTTCTCACGTAACTTCACGGCAATGACTTGAGTGTTATCTCCCCACTCTTCAATGAGACTCGCAACAGACCCCGTAAGTTCCTTGAGACCGAAACGGTCCAGTAGGTCAGACAGAAAGACAGCGGCATTCGCCTTGTCGCGGTCAGTGGGTCCACCACCGCTCCAGCCGGGGATAGCGAACTGTCTCCAGTTCCCCAACTCGTCCTTACCCCACTCGTAGCCCTCGGCGGGAGGACCGGGAGGGTTATCAGTTACCGGGTTATTCGGTGCCAGTGGGTCTCCGATACCGACGTTCACGTCATCGTCAGGCAGATTAGAGTTATCGCCACCGTCAGGTGGAGTGACGGGTGCAGGTGCAGGTGCAGGCTTAGATGTCGTCGTAGCACGCAGGGCCTCGTTCATTGCCTTACGGTCGGCTGCACCCAGGTTGCCGTCCTTATTGGCGTTCTGCCTAAGTTGCTGGATGATCTCCCGCTTCTCCGCCCGAGAAGCACCCCCAGTGGACTGAACCCGCGCGATAGCGCGCTCTAGATCTGTAGCCACCTTAAACCTCAAATCCGAAAGTCTTCAACAGATCCCTGCCCACAGTGGCGTACTGTTCGTACGCATTGTTTGTCTTCTGCCAGTCGGGATCTTCACGGATCATTTTTTCAAACTCCCAACCCGAGACGGGTCGGTTCTTCCCAGTCGCAGGGTCCACGTACTCCATGGCCTTACGGACAAGACGATGATCTAATCCGACCTCGTTCTGGTTCAACTCCAGCATTCGCGCAGTTGCGTTACGGAAGTCCAGTGAGATGTCAGTGACATCCAATCCTTCCTTGAATCGGTCAGCGTAAGCACCGTACTTAGATGAGAACACTTGCTCTCTCATGTTCTGCTTGATCTGGTCAATGGTTGTCGCACCTGATTGCAAGTCACGCAGATACTTCTGCATAGCGTTTGCTCCGACCTGGACACCGTTCGCTGCAAACCAGCGAAGCAACGTGTCCTGACTATTGCCAGCGTCACCGCCCAGTTCAGTCATCGCATACGGGTCAGTGTCAGAAGGCTTCTCTTCAACAATCAAATACTGAGACAGCCTCCGGTCAATCTCCGTCTTATCGAACTGACCAGACAGAAAACCTTCATCGGCGTACACCAGGGCGAGAGCCATCTTGCGGGCCTCTTTAGGATCAAGAGTCTTGCCCATCTTCCCCACAGCGATAGTGTTGATCTCTCGCTCCAGGTTGGCGAGGTTCTGTTTAAAGTCCTGGTTATTCTCCCGGTAGCGGGCAAGGTCGGCACTGATCTCAGAGGACGGGCGCTGCCCGAACTCTGTATCGTCGAGAAGTTTCTTAAACTCCCGGTAGATCTCACGCTCGTCGATCCGTCCTTTAGCGAGACGGTTACCCAACTTCTTGATGATGTCTTTGATCTCCGGGTGCATCCGTATCAGTCGGACAGCGAAACCTGCCTCTTCCAACACGTCACGCACTGAGTCAATGTTGTCAGCCACGTCCTTCTTGGCGTTTCCCTTTTCATCCTTGGCTTCAGCCATTGAAGACGCCCTTCTCATTCAAGTATTGCTGGAACATGCCAACCATTTGGCCGCCCACCTGAAACTCCGCGAAGTCGTCGTTCTTCCGCAGTTGGTCAGCCAAGACCTGCTCCCGACCAGCCGAACTCATGCCCGACTGTTGGACGACACTGCCGCCCTCCATAGACACCACTGTCGGGTTGGCGCGCTCCGCCGCGTTCAAGGCAGAAAAGTACTGCTCAAACTCTTTATCGTTGACTGTTCGACCGACCATCTGTAGGGCCAGGGTGTCGATAACCGACCGGGCATCTTCACGGTTCGATAACACGATGGTGGAGTTAGATCCACCACCACCACCACCGTAACTACCAGAACCACTACCCGATCCATCGTCAGCCAACGTGGCTGCACCACGACTCAGGTCACTCATCAACAGTTCAAAGGGCGAGATCCTAGCCCCATCAGTGCTGGCATAGGCAGACAGTTCTACATAGTCTGCGTACAGGGAGTGGCCACTACGGCCCAGTTCAGCACCAGCCCGTTCCCACAACTTCTGCTCACCCAGCGACTGCTGGCGGTAAAAGCCAATAGTTCCCGCCTGAGACTTAGACACCTGATCGTAGGTGTAGTACTCGTACGAGAAGACGCCCTGCCCGCCAGTGCGGGGCATCGTTTTCAGTACCTCAGAGTACGGCGAGGCTACAGATGACAGGCCCTGCCCACGGACCTCGTACGCCGTGGGCGCGGAACGCTGGTTCTCAAAAGACAGGGCGTTGGTGTAGGAGTCCTTCAAGCCTCCAAGGCCACCACCACCTGACACGTTCTGCGTACCACTGTAAGTGCCGCTGGGGACTCTCCCCGTCATATTTGTTTGACCAGCCGCTCTAGCGGCATCCATCCGTGCCTGTCGTGCGATTTGATCCGCCGTGAAGTTGGCCATAGATCCCTACTTTCCAGGTAGTTGCCAGCCCTGAGATAGAGCGCTAGTCATAATTTCCAAGATGCGCTCCCATTGGTCATTCCCAGGGAACCTCTGCAACTCTGTTGTCAATGCGCCATCCCATGCTTCTTTAAGAGTGGCGCGTTCAGCGTCATAGTTCGGGTTGGCGCTTTGATTGATTACCAGTTGATCTAGTTCGCTTTTGGCCCACGCATATCCCTCATATGCCCGCAGCACTTCCGGCCCCAGGCCGTTCCCGTCAGTCCCGATTGCTTCCGCTACCGTGCGAATCTCTTCCACACGGTCAGCCCAGTACTCAGGCTGTTCGCGTTCATTGACGTAAAGGCGAGTGGACAGGCCATTCATGTCTGCGCGAGTACGCCATGACGCCAACGTGGCGTCCATGGATGACTGGCGAATCTTCCGCTGCTCCTCAGTGGGAGCGGCATCAACATCCGCCTGCATGTACCGCCTACCCAACTGGTAGTCGATGCGGGCTTCCTGGGTTGCCAGATCTTTCACCTGATCAATGAGCGTCTTAGGTGTGCGAACGTCAAACATGTTCAACACACGCATAGACTTCGTGGTGACTTCACCAGTGTTCGGTCCAAAAATGGACACGCCAATCGGGTACTCGGTCATCAGGTCGCTGTGACGAATAGCGAACTCTGCGTTACCCTCCAGCGGCTCCATGTAGCCCATCTCCGCAGCCTCTGAGCGAGACAAGGAGTAAATGCCGAGACCTGGGTTTTCCGAAGTCCATTTTTCTATCCACTTCCAGTACCCGTCTATGCCGTCCTCGGATTCCATGGCTTGCTTCATTCCTTTAAGGAATGAGGGGCGCATGCCCGTGGAACCCAAGTCCCGGCCCAACTTGGAAACAGTGTCTTCCATTAATTGAGGTGCGGATGGGGCGAAAAGTCCCGTGACTATCATTCCAAAAACAACGGCAAGAGAAGTACTACGAAGTTCGTTGGCGTATGCCTCCGCCTTCACGGGGTCCTTGGAGTCAGCCATGCTGAGTCCTCGCCCCTGTGCCTGCATCATCATCGCGGCCTTCATGGTCGCGTTGTATGACAGAGTCCCGGGAAGTTCTATGCCAAGGGCCGCAGGTAGCAGGCCAAGGAACGCCTTGTCGATAATCGGCGGTAAGGCACCAGGAAGGCCCTCAATAACCTCACCAAGAATGCCGTCCAATGGACCGTCAAGGTTCAGATCCTTATCTGCACCGATGGCACCGAACAGTTGGCGATCGATATCGCCAAAGATGTCATCGGGTCCACCGATTGCCCGAAGGACCGGACGGTAAACAATTGACGCCCACGGTGATGCCAAGGTAGGCATCCACGAGTCGGGGTCGGCAGATGGCGACAGCCACTGCACTTTGCCACCGATCATGAACCCGGCAGTGCTGCCGAACATCGGCAGCCACCGCGATAAGAACTCCAGTCCAGCGGCTGAACCGGGGTACACGAAGTAGTCCTGACCGTATTCGTCCGTGTGGCTGAAGCCGGATTCATTAGTCGCCTCCCAGATAAGTGAGGCCCGCCAGAACGCTATGGGGTCATTCTTGGCCACCCGATACATGCGGCGACCAAAGTCCTCAATGGCCCGATAGAACCGGGCGACGTTTCGGACACGGTACGCAGCACGTGACCTAACCGCTGGATTATCGACGTATGACATTGTGAGTGCGTAAGCACGTTCGCTGGACTGCTTTGATGCCCAGGAACGTGCAGCATCTTCACCGAACTGTTTCGCATAGACCTCTTCCAAAGCACGGAACGTTTTACGTGATTCAAGGTAGTTCGCTTTAAAGATCGGTTCACGAGTCATGCGAGCCAAGGACCGACCCATGGCTGACCAGCCCTTGTCGATAAGTGCGTTAACACTGCCCATGTCGGCTGGAACAAGAAACGACTCGCCTGACACTGCCACAGTGTGATACGGAGGTTTAAACGTCCCTGAAAGAAAGTCCTCCATTGCAACCACTGGATCACCAGTGGCTTCATCAATGACGGAGTATCCCTTCTTCTCTGGGTTCCAGAGGGCGTCCAGCAACTCCTTGTTGAACTTACCCTCTGGGGTAGTGAAAGTCCCTGAAGCATCCTTGAAGCCTTTCTGCACAAACAGACGCTCATCAGCCGGTTCGTACAGACGAAAACGTTCCCGGTACACGGGCCACATCTCGTGGCTCTTAATGTAGTTAAGAACCTCATCTTCGATCTTCCGCATATTTGCGGCATCAGATGAGCCTCTACGGTTCTCCGCAGCCCACCAGCGTTCCAGTCGCTGCAAGATTGCCTGGCCCCTGGGGCCATCGGACGTGACGTTGTGCAGGGCGCGAACAGCACCCTCCGCCTGGGGTGGTGTGACCCTGCCGACTACGGTTCGCTCGGACACGTACTGGGCTGTCTGGTCAACCCTGACACGCCGGTACCACTTGCCACCAACCTTAACCAAAGGTTGAAGATCTCCGTCTGCTGGCATGAGACTGTCAGCCAAGTGCCGTGACGTTTCCGCAGCCTTCTGCTCGTACGCTTCGCCCGTCGTAGACTTAAGCAAATCGTCCATGTCTCTCAGGATCTCCTGTTGACGCGGGCTCAAGTCTTCAATCTCAGCACCGCGACGTAAACGCACAGCGATACCGCGAGCCTCTGGGTCTTTAACCAGAAGTAGACGTTGACGTGCCAATGCCTTCATCTGCAAAGCCACCACGCCGTCGCGGCCAAGTTTTGCAGCCGCAGCCCGCTCAGCGGGTGAGGTCATGGGCATGAAGATGGCTGCCGCTAGGCGTGCCCGCAGAGTGTTCTCCCTGCCAGCCAGGCCAGCATTGTTTGACAACTTAACCGCAAGAGTCATCCGTGCCGTGTTGACGATACCTAACTTCCGTGGCTTCAGCCCCGCCCTCTCCAGTTTGGCTAGACGCTCCGCAGCCCTCGCCTCAACGTTCTCGGCAGCGTCAATGACCGATTGATCAGTGGCCCTCTTTCGAACGTCGTCGGCTTTCTTCGTGGCCGCTTCCAGTTCACCCTTGGCTTTCTGAACATCCTGATCAAAGCGTGCTGTCGCGCTACGCACAATGGTGGAGATACGGCGGCCCTCGGAGAATGCACCCATCTTTCCGCCAGTGATGACATAGAGAACCATGTCCTCAAGTCCGTTACGTAACTGAAACCGTGGCCCCGCAAGGGTGCCAAACGTCCACAGGTCTGTGACAGTCTGACCAACACGGTTATTGACCAGCAGCGCGTTCATGTACGAACGTCGTGCGGCGAAGTTATCCAAGGCACCGAAATTAGGCATGGCCAGGGCATCATTGGTTTGCGACAACCAGACAGCACCCTGACGGGTACTGCCACCCACGTTCACTTCACCAGGGTTGGAAAGGTTAGCCTCATCCATCCAAGACTGCTTGGCTATCTTCACCTGTCTTTTCATGTCTGCCCGCAGCCCTTTCGCCACCGGCTTCCATGCGTCTTGCGCTTTCTCTACGGCCCGCTCTTGGGCCGCCCTTGCCAATAAAGGTGCATTCGCTGAGTTCAAGCGATCCAGTTCCAGGCGTGCCGCAACAAGGTCCTGGTACACGGGATGCTCGGAAATGGCAGCATCTAGGATCAGTTGTCCTTGCGCGTCCGCGTCGCGCATTGCGCCACCGAAACGATCGTACTGATCCGCTGCGTACCGCTCGTTCATTCGAGTGCCGGAGACACCCTTGAGTAGTTCATCAAACTTTGTCGCCCCAGTGGAATCCAGCAACACCCGGTCAAGGCCGGAGGCTCGACCGTAAGTGCGAACCATTCCAGCGAAAGCCAGTTCGCGTTGAGCCTGATTCATCTTCGCCCACTCGGCGCGGAACATGGAGGCCATGGGCCGGTTCACGCCCGCAAGGCGCATCATCTGATAGATCTTGCCAGCGTCCCTGGCATCGAGAGTGACAATACCGCCACGAGTGTCAGGCATCCGTGCCCACACTGCCGCGAAGCGGTCAGCGGCACGAGACAGTGCCAAGGATGCGTCATCACCACGGAGCACACCTTTCTTAGCCCACCCTGACCGGGATACGCCAAGGGCATTGCGCCACTTGGTTGCACGCTCGCCGTTCCCAGACAGCACGGAATCCAGTGCCTGCCCTGCCACGGTGCGCTTCGGGGCACCGGCAGCATCAACAGACCAGTCACCCACCTCGCGGGCCAGACGGTCTACGAGGGCGTCATCAGCCATCACGGAGGCGAGGCGAGTTGACCGTTCACTGGAAGTCAAGGTCACCCAGTCCGAACCCAGCACGTCATCCAGCACAGGAGTGGATCGTGCCAGATATTTGGTTATGTCAGCAGCGCCACGGACCTGACCAATGGTCTGCTTGAGCACCGTCGTTGCCGCACTCTGGTGAGGAACGTAGACACGGTTAGTGCGCTTAGCGACCTGTGCTTGTGCCTGGCTCGCCGCAGCCGCAATAGCGTCCTCGGCGGTAGACGGCACCTGCCCTGACCGCTGACTACGCTTACCACGGCCCTCGCGGTTACCTGTCCCCTTCTTGCCACGGGCACCGTAGCCTTCAGGCTTCGGGCGCATCTTTGATGCTTTACCGGCAGCGATCTTCTCCACAGACTCCATGGACATGTAGAAGTCTCGCGCCGAATCGGCGTCAAAGATCCCGTGCTTTGTGAACAGTCGAATAGTCTCATCGTTCGCGTACTTCTTCGACTGGCTTACAAGAGTGGTGTACTTGCGACCGTAGGCAACGGTGTCACCGGCATCGTCCAAAGCCTTCAAGGTTTGAAGTTCTTTACCGAACCAGTTGTACCAGTTCTGGACCTTCGCTCGTGTAAACGCCTTCTCCACGTTCACCGTCTTACCGAGAAGCCAGAAACCGTACTTGGCTCCCTTGAGTGCGACACCGGCACCAAACGCAGCATTGAGAGGGTCCAACGTCAGCATTGCCGTCGTGTTCGTAACGTCACGAATACCAGTAGCCCACGCAGAAGTGGGGTCAATGAATGGCATGGCCCGAACGAGGGCATTGCCCGGATTGCCTTGGTCCGCGAAGGCAATCTTCGTGTACAGGTCAGAGTAGGATGTGTTGCCGCCAATGGAGGCGTCCATCATCCCCTGCTGGATTAGACTCCAAGCCTCGGGATTGTTCTCATACTTGGCGAAAGTCTTCTCAAGCAGGTCATCATCGCCCCTGGCGTAGCCTTCGTAAACATCGGCCAGTACGTCTACAGCGAAGTCACCGTACTCGTTGCGAAGGTCAGACATTTCTGCCTGGTTCAGTGTGCCCTTGTCTGCCTCACCGTAAGACCCATCCACGAGTGTAGAGAGAGGCGCTGCCGGGGAGAGACCTAGCAGAGTGTTGCCGATTCCGCCAGCGAAGTCACCGTTCCCGAAGTCGCTGAATGCCTCCATCTGCCGGTTAGCCATTGCCGTAGCGAACTGCACCATCGTGTCGTTGCCGAGCATGAGAAAGTTGAACACTGGGGCAGCCAGCGTGCCAAGCATGGCAATGCCCTGTGAAGTCCAGTTCTCTCCATTGTCATCCGCTTCAGATCCACTGTTCAAAATGTCCTGAAAGAACATTGCCACCACGCCCTGATCACCTTCATCCTCAACGGAAGCGATGATCTGGCGTGCAGCAAGGAAGCCTTGCTGTGATCCTTTCGAGGCAGCGACACGAGTGAAAGCAACCTCAGCAACATTCTTCGCCGCCAGGATACGGGCGACGGAACCCATTTCACTCGGAGCCAGGCCGGAAACAGCGGCCTTGGCGAGGATAGCCGGGTTCAACTCGGCCAGACTGGCCGCATACTCTTCGGCATCCATCGAGCCATGACGCGCAATCATGTCCGAATTGATACGGGCAGCGTCCTTGTTTGCTACCGAATCCTTGAAAACAATCCCGAAAGTGTTACCGCTGTTGAGCGTTCCTACGAGGGTGCGCTCTTTATCTGTCATCAAGTCGGGAGCATTGGCCCAGTATTCGCCATCATTTGTGACGACCGAACGGCCATCCTTCAATCCCTGAATGAACTCAGGAAAAGAGGAGAACGAGTCGGGGGAGTAGGCTGCTCCACGTCGAGTCTCGTCATAGTTCATTGGGCCGACAGGCCGATTGGCGTAGAACTGTTGGACCAGTTGAGCCTGACGTTCCTGAGAGTCCTGATATTCCTGAAAAGTAGTTGCAGGAGCGGTGCGCTCAAAGGCACGACGACGCCCCATCGGGGCATCCGTGTCAGCGTAAGGAGAGTCCACCACCTCGTTTGGGGACATCGGCTCCGGGTAACGGATCGTGTTAGTGGGTGTCTCCGCAGCGCCAGGGTTCTTCCGAGACGGGCGAGCATTGATGCTACCGACGTTACCTAGATAGTTTGTGTTATCGGTCTGATCATTGTTCTCGGGAGAAGCCATGAGGGTTAGAGACCTTTCGATGTAAGGAGGTTGGCGATGTACTCCAACTCCCCGGTCTCATCACCTGCCGTCGCAATCCGGTTAAACAGTTGCGCGACACGAGACGGGGGAGCGGATAAGTCCTGGCCAGGGCCAGGGCCGAAAGCGGCACCAGCCGTTACTGGCTCAGCGGGTCGTTCAGAAGGCGCGCTCAATGGTGTGAATGCGACAGGTTTGCGAGGCTCAGTCCCAGAGGAGTTCATCGGTGCACCCGACTGAATATCCCTAAAGTCTTTTCTCCCCCCGTACTCGAAGCCACCCACATCCTGCACGGACTGACCGTCAATAGGTCCACCATCCGTGCGCTTAGACATTGATCCGGGGCCACTCACCGGGGAGGGTCGGCCAGGTTTCCGATATCCGCCATGTCCATTGGCCATTACTCGCCCCCCCACTCATCCCCGGAGTGGTTCTCCTCGTTGTCACCAGAGCATTCGTCACATTCGCACTCCTCATCACCAGACCCACTGAGCAGCGACTGCAAGGCTGACAGTGACGTATCCAATCTGTCGATTTCGTCATCGTCGGGAACAGCCTCATATTCGGACGTGTCTTTCAGTAACTGTTTCCATCCACGATTCGCCTGAAGCATGATGTCGTTCATTGAGTCAGGCGAGTAAGGCATACCGGCTGCATGTATCGACAACTGAATACCTTGCCACTTGATCTGAAGAGCGATAGCAGTGTCTTGTTCAGCCATGGCGTGTCCTTAACTAGATGGGCAGGCGTCGAGTCACCCCGGCCTGTAAATTGGGGCGACCGCTACCCGACAGGGACGCTAAAAGCGTCTGCATGTCGGGGCGACCACCAGGAGCCATTCCGGCCTGACCGGATGCCACCCCTTGCATGAGGCCCGTTCCGTCGTTTAAACCAGACAGAGCAGCGCCCTCCGGGGACATACCTTCTTCTAGGGAGCCTTCTAGACCAGGCTCGGCACCAGGAGGTTCCGCGCCGGAGGGCGCTGCTGGCTCTTCAGGAGCGAAGGCTTCCGCCACCACATCCTCAATAGATCGGCCTTTCTGCCGACCAATAATGATCTGCGAAAGCCGAGAAAGAATGTCGCCCGGATCTTGACCGGCCTGTGCGAGAACCGGGATGGCTTGGGCGTAGCCTGCCACCGCCTGCTTCAACGCATCACGCATCTCCTCGATGTCAACCTTCGACTCTTCCTCCATTGCGTCAAGAGCGAATGGCATCTGAGAGCGGAGGAAGTCACGGGAAATCAGTTTGTCGCCACGTGCCTGCAACCCGAACACGAGCGCACGGTTAGGGTCCAGCCCAGCCATCAGTCCGTACTGCACGTCACACGTGTAGTCGCCCTTGATGTCCTTCATGGGGCGGTAACGGATCTCATACGGGGTTCCGTTCGCGTTACCGCGAACAGTCTTGGATTCCTCACCCCACACCAACTCATCCACCATCAACGCTTTACGTACAAGGTTGGCGAAGCCGGTAGCAAACATGGCCTGAGCGGTACGCACCTGAGTGTCGAAGCCACTCATCAACGCCTGTACGCCACGGCCAGTAACGACTGACCCGTCGATGTTTCCGCCACGAGCCTCCGGGTAACGTGAACCGTTACGCAATTCGGCATCAAGGATTCCCTGCTGCGCGAATGCTGACTGTGGCACCTCAATAGGCACACGACGTACCTGCTGGCCATTCGATGTACGAATGACAGCATCAGGACCGAGCGCTAGTTCCTGAGCGTCTGGCGGTAGAACGATAGGAGCCTGTACTGCTTTCTGCGCCGCCTCAAGTGACAGCAGCGCGAAACGGGCCTTAGCCACCTGTACAGCCAGAACGTCATCGAACTGTCCGTGAGACTCGTCATCGACTCCAGGACGTTGAATCCATTCGGCAAGACATTCGCCAATAGGATTCGGGATAGATGAAAGGATGGCCCCTTCACGACCGGGGAGGAAGATCACATCCTCCAATGCGCTGTGGTAGCGCAACACTTCAACAAGATCGGAACCTGACCCTGGGACACTCTTCTGAAAGAGAGATATTTTGTCCGGGTAGGAGGCGATTAATTCGTCGCGGGTTTTAAAGAATGAGAAAAATACTGCCGACAGGCATCCCCATCGGTCAAAGATGGGGTAGGCGCCCCGTGAGTCTAGGAAGTGAATACGGGGGAGTCGCGCGTCATCGTCAATCTCTACCATTCCGATGGTGAAACCGTACGTAACATAGCGATCAGCAGCCGTATACATCTGACGCTGGACATCAGAGTGAAGTATGTAGCCGTTGACGATCTTTGTGCGCTTCTCCGCGAAGTCGCGGGCAGAGTCAGAGACGCTGGAAGACGAAGAACAGTTGAAAGACGGAAGAGGCGCAATAACTTCGGACAGGTCGCGTGCCGCAATGTCCACCATGTTACCGACGATGCCCGAGTCGAACGGCCCTTCAGGGAACAGGGCGGGAAATACGTCGCGCATACGGCCCTGGCGTACAGCCAGAACCTTGTTCATGCGGCCATCTCTAGCCGAATACTTAGTTTTCGTTCGCTCCCATAGGGAGCGCAGTTCCTTCAACTCGATTGGATTCATGCCAGCCTTCCAGTAACGGGCATGAGCGCCCCATTCATTTCTAGTTCAGTCAGATTCACGCTGGTCTGCTGCGCCCTATCCCATTCCGTAAGGAACGGGTTCACTGCATGTGTGCGACCAAACGTGCTGTGCGCGATCACGCGGTCCCTGCACGCCAACTCCGCGAACCACATCGCCATAACGCAGTCAGTCTTTTGGGTCTTCGATATACTTGGACCCCACGTGACCAACTGCTCGACCAGAGCCTTCACACCTTCAGAGAACTGGGTGGAAGGAAGTTCAAGCAACTGAGTGCCAGATTCATATCCACTCAACAGCATTGTCATAGATGCGACACCGAAGTCGGCATCATGCTTGTTGTTTCCAGTGAAGTGGCCCTGGATGCGTACACCTCGCGTAGCGAGGTACTGGTTAACGTCAGCGTCATGAACCAAGAAGCCCTGAAAACCATTCTTCTCGATACGCCACTCAGCGATCCCGTAATGATCAGTCCACTCTTTGATCAAGTCACGGATCTCATCGGGCCTAGCACCAGCCTTATTGAACACATTCAACACGTGTCGTTTCTGGTTCATTGGGTCTAGTGCCAAAACCACGGCAGCGGTATGCCCAGACGTTGCCGGGTCAAGACCAGCCACCACCACAGTGCCTTCCATTCCGCGCCCCTTGCGTACCGGGTTCACGTTCGAGGGCATCAGTCCAGTTGTTCGTGCGCCATTGATGCACGCCGCCACGGCGGCGGGCTGAAAAATGGCTTCCTCGTTGACCTGGGATTGCATGTAGACCATTGACCAAGTACGGGCAGCCATACGATTACGTTTCTTACTTAACCGTTCGCCATTCCATTTGACATACAGGCCGTCTTCGTCAGGAACAGTGTCGTCCCCTTTAGCGCCAATCTCCATCGTGTTAGATGCAGGCCACAACGTGACCCAATCCTCGGCCTTGTCGTGGAACTCCAGGACTGCTGGCATGGCCAGGTATGACCACGGTGACTCCTCATCGGGATACCGATCAGGATTCTGCAACTCCAGGTACAGATCCTTGGACGCTAACCGCGTCCCCACCACGAGCAAACTCCCCGAGGGGGAGAGACGTGAGATCACCTCCGACTGAATCCACTCAATCTGCTTCTCGTAGTCATGCGCGTTCGTTCCATCAATCACGTCATCGAGGATGATGAGGTCAGCACGGGCACCATAAATATGTCCACGGATGCCAAGGGCTTGAACGGTGGGGTCTTTCTCCCCGGAGTCCCTGGCCTCACCTGAGACGTAAATGATGTCCTGGGTCCAGGAGGCGGAGCCGGAGGCGTAGCCGTTAGGGGGACCGAACGTGCGCTGCATCTTGGAATAGCGGTCGTGGGTCAGACGGTCCTTGATACCGAAAAGGAACTTCCGGGCCATCGTCTGTGTCTTGGAGACGATCATCACCCGGATATTCGGATCTTTGGCGATCCGGTAGGCCACATAGTTCATGGTGATCGAACTGGACTTACCGTGCTCGGGGGGCATGTTACATATCACGAGATCTTTCTCGCCCCGGCGGTACGTCATCGAGTCATGCAGCCAGGAAGGCTCCTGGCCCTCAATCATGTCCACGACGTTCATCATGTGGGGGAAGACCCGATGGCCGAGATATGTCTCAGAGAACTCGGGAAACGCAATATCTGTGACTTTCTCGTGCTGCCATTCGTCCAGGCGCACGCTGCGGGCGCGGTCCATCTGAATGCAGAAGTCAGGGTCAGTGGCACGCCACGACTCATACGACTTAATCGAACGCCCAATAATTGAGACGGCATTCTTAACCGTGTGGCCCTGGGCCACCAGTTCCACCATGCGTTTCTTCGACTCAGCCACTGGACGCCTAGGGTCGCTCGCGGTCTTACCTTGAGCCATGAGCCGACCTTCCTATAAGTGACGCTAGGGGGTGCCTACCACTTGACTTTGTTCGCCCAGTAGGCGGCAGACATTTTTCCTTTGGCGATGTTCTTGGCGTGACGCGCCTTAAAGGCGGATTGACGCTTCGACGGCTGGCGGTCACCAGTCACGCCCTGCTGCCCAAATCGGATCGTCTTCACCTGCTCCCCGTCCTTGGCCACCACTACATGAGACTTCGTAGGATGCTTGGGGGTTCGCTTGGGCTTGTTGTATCCGTCAACCCCGGCCCGCTCTAATCGTGGATCTTTGTCTTTAGGCATGAGTAACATCTCCGTGGTGGTGGTGGTGGTAGTTCCCCCCTAATAGGTGGTTTCACCACCACCCCCCTCCATGGGTTCCCTTCTGGGAACCGGAGAGAGAGCGAAGCGAACGCGGAGGGTAAGGTATTCCGAACGCGGTTGACGAAGCCCCAGGGCGTAGTCGAACGAGGTTGTTTCATAGCCTTTAGTAGGAGACCCCTCAATGGGGTCTCTATAGGGGCTCAGCCCCCCCAAGGGGCTTAAGCCCCATCTAGGTACTTGACTTAAGATCTATCTCGCTAGGGAAGCCCTCAAGGGGCTTCCTGATCCCGGCTTTAGCCGGGGCTGGAGTCGCCGCTCTTTAAGGAGGCGGCTCCTAGTACCTAAAAGAAAAAGGCTCTCACTGTATATAAGCCTGGAAATAAGCACTATCGGACACTCCGAAAGTAAAAATCTCCAAAGTTGTCCGTTTTGGGGGGATATAGAGCCTCTTTCTCAGGGAAATCTGAGACTCCTGTTACTTATCCGTCACATTGTAGGAGGGGTCCAAAGGTCCACCTTCCACAGAATTAAAAGGTGATATATGTATATATAGACGACGAGTGTTAAGCAATGATGGGGTCAAGATCCATGCGCGATCGATCGTCTGAGGCCACCCCCGACCCCCTCCGTTGGCACATGTGTTCGATAGTCCACCCCCCGGGGTGGGTCTCCCGTGCCTTCGACCGAGCCGTACCCCCCGGGGTATATAGATCGGCAGAAGTCCGGGCGGTTGGACTATCACATATATAGAGAGACATGTATATAGACAGGCATCGATGTCACCTCCACTGACAGGAAGACAGGCCGACAGGCCGACAGGTGACGGAAGATAGGAAGGCAGGAAGGCAGGCTAGAAGACAGGTCGGCTAGACATCTCTTCGATGTCTGGCCTAGGCCTCTCATCGGAGATGAGGGACCGCATAGGTGACAGGCCACGAGATACCCCTGGGGGTATAAACAGACACACTGTGACACGCCGATTCCCTCTAAGAAATTCGGACATATCGGAAGACTTTCGGATCTGACTTGTAACACCTACCGTTCTCGGGTATTGTCTTACTTGTCAGCACCGCTTGGGAAGTCCGAAGGCCGCAAGGCACGCGGAATCCCAGGCCGTGAACCAGGACACCGGCCCAGCAGAATAGGGGTCGATGATAAACAGAGGCACAACGCACTCCCGACCGACACCCCGCATGGCGGGGGCGGACACGGCGAGCCCGCCACCTTAGGGAAGAGCGGCCCGGTAGGGGAGTGACGCGCAAGCACGGTCTAGCACCCGTGCCTTGCGATGGACACACGGATAACCCGCGTGTCTTTCGTGAGAGAGAGAGAGAGAGAGAACATGAGCAACAATCGATACATAACCGGCCCGACCGATGATGGCGGCTATTCCATGTGGTGCCTAGAGATTCAACCGGGCACCGT